GACAGCAATCTCAGCAAATGAAATCAGGGATAAAACTGATGGGTGCAAAGGAGATAAATGATATGTTTAAAGATTTACCCAAACAAATAAAACAATATACTGTTTGGAAAGCCCTTTGGAGAGAAGTTGGGAAACAAGCTAAGGCGGATGCTAAAAGTTTAGCACCAAAATTAGGTGATAGTGGAAAGTCAAGTGAAAGAACAGTCGTAAGAGGAGTAGTTTATCCCCCTGACCATAGTAAAAGAATAGCAAAAGGTACATTAAAAAAGAGTATACATTTTTTTACTACAAAGGATTCAAAGAATCATTTAGGGTTATATTTAGGGCCAAGAGTAAAACATGCCTATGGAAAAAATAAAGGTGGATATTATGGTGCTTGGTTGGAGTTCGGAAATGAAACTATGCACTTTGGAAAATATACAAGTAGGGCTACAAAATTTATGCAACCAGCGTGGGATAGAAATAGAATTAAGATGACTACAACAGCATTTTCAAAAGCTGGGGATGTAGCAGCAAAGGCAATAAAAAGGCACGAAACAAGAATGAAGAAATATGGTAAATGGGGATATTAAATGAAGATAGGATTAGCAATATATAATATTTTATACAATAGTGGAAGTGGTGATATTTTTGACTTAGTAGGATCAAGAATATATCCTAATGTTGCAACGCAAAAAAGTGCATTTCCTTTTATTGTTTATACAGTAACGGGAGTTGATCCTAATGATACAAAAGATGGAGTGAGTACAGTTGATGGAAATAGCTTTATGGTTTTATGTTATTCAGAAACTTATACACAAGTAGCAGATTTAGCTCAAAAGGTAAGAATAGCATTAGACAGAAAGTCAGGAACTTATAATACAGTAGAAGTACAAACTATACAATTTACAGGATATGACGAGGATTTTGATATAAAGGGAGATGGGCAAGGAGTTTATGTGCAAACAGTATCTTTTAATTTAAGACAAATTAATCCTGTATCAAATTAAGAAAATATGAAAACATACACACTTTTAAAGGATTGGCAATTTAGCACAACTAAACTAATTAAGGAAGGGCGAAAAGCAGTTATAAATGATGTGCTTGCAAAAGAATTAATGAAGGATGGATATATTGAAAATCCTAATAAGAAAACTAAAAAAATAAAGAAAGATGGCGGAGCTAACAGTACAACAGATAACTGAAACAGGAGGAGCAGCAACTTATGTATCTGCTGCTGGGGGTGGAGATACAGCCGATAACAATGGTAATATGTTTTTGCATATTAAAAATGGAAGCGAAAGCGAAATTACAGTTACTATAACAGCTTTAACTACAAGTGTTGATAATGGAATGTATGGAGATTTAACAAAGGCAAATGCAACCATAGCCATTGCAGGAGGTGCTGAGGCGTTTATTGGAGGATTTGCACCCGCTGCTTTTAATGATGGAAATGGAGAAATAGCTATAACTTATTCTGGGGTAACAAGTGTAACGATTGCAGCTCTTTATGTATAAAAAAATAAATAATTAATAAATAAAAATAGAAAAAATGGCAATACTTAATGGAACAGATGTAAAAGTGTATAGTACCTCAGGTACTTTGGTAGCTTATGCACAAACAGCATCTATAACAATTAATATGGAAACCAGAGATATTTCCAATAAGGAAAGTGCTGGTTTTGCAGAATCCCTTGAAGGACAAAGAAATTGGGAAGTAAGCTTGGATGGTGCTTATGCTTGGACAGATGCGGCTGGAAGTGCTTTAACAAGTGGCTCTGATGATTTAGTAACAAAATATATGTTGGAATCTGGTAGTAATACAAGAGAAGCATTTACAATAAAATGGGGAAATACATCTGCTGCAACAGGAGATATCTTTTATACAGGTAGTGCATTCTTAACTTCTTTTTCAGCAACTGGCGGCACAGAGGATACCGCCACTTATTCATTAGGGTTCACTGGAACTGCTGGGATTACAATAGATGTATCATAAATAACCTAATACTCAACACCCCATTCGCATCCTTTTTTCAGGTGGGTTGCGTTTGGGTGAGAGTATTTTTTAAAACTTGAAAAATGGATTATACTTTTGTAGAATTAGGGGGTAGTAAGTACCCTATTAAATTTGGATTTAATGCTTTGCGTAAATATTCAATGAAAACAGGAACAACATTAAATGAGCTAAATAAACTTGGAGCTGATATGAGTTTAAATGATGCTTTAATTTTGATTCATTGCGGAATTGAGGATGGTTATAGAGCAGCAAAGCAAGAATGTGAATTATCGGTAGATGATTTAGCAGATAAGATGGATGGCGATATGGATGGAATAGCCAGATGTATGGAAGTGCTAACCGATATGATGGGGGACAATAATGAAAAAAAGCCGAAGCCCAAGAAAGCGAAAAGCTAACTTGGGATAAACTTGAAGGGATTGCCTTTGGGCAGTTAAGAATGAGTGTAAAGGAGTTTTATGATATGCTTCCAAAGCACTTTTTTAATAAGTTAAATGGCTTTTTTGACTTAGAGCAGATGCGAGAAAGAAACGAATGGGAGAGATGTAGATGGCAAACTTGCTACTTGTTAAACATTCAAATTGCAAAAGGTAAAAAATTGAAACTAACTGACTTGATAGAATTTGATTGGGATAAAAAGAAAGAGGAAGTAGATTTTGAGGAGTTAAAAAATAGAGCAGAATACATTAAAAAACTAAGCGAACATGGCTAAAAAAAGTATAGGTTTACTCAACATAGTATTCGGAGCTGATTTAAGAGGATTTGATAGGGCAATGAAAAAAGCCCAAAGGAGTATCGCTAAGTTTAGTACCAAGATGCGAAATGTGGGCAAAAAACTCACAACCAATGTAACTCTACCCATTATTGGATTAGGCCTTGCTGCTGTTAAGATGGCAGCAGATTTTGAGGAAACGGACAGCAAATTCAAAACTGTATTTAGTAGCATACAAAAACAAGCTGAAAAAACTGCTGATGTATTTAAGAAATCTTTTGGACTTTCTGAAAAAGCAGCTAAACAACTATTAGCTGATACAGGAGATTTGTTGGTTGGATTTGGATTTACAGAACAAGCAGCATTAGATTTATCAACAAAGGTTAATGAATTAGCAGTTGATTTAGCTTCCTTTACCAATTTTAGTGGAGGAGCTGAGGGGGCTTCTATGGCTTTAACAAAAGCACTATTAGGAGAAAGAGAATCTATAAAATCATTAGGAATAGCTATTACTGAAGCTGACTTAAAATCTTTTGCAGCAGAACAAGGATTAGTGTGGAAAGAATTAGATAGGATTACCAAAGCTAATTTAACTTTCCAACTTGCAATGAAACAAAGCTCTAAGGCAGTTGGAGATTTTGCAAGAACTTCTGGAAGCTTAACTAACCAAACAAGAATACTTCAATCAGCTCTAACTGATTTAGCTGTTGAATTTGGAACTATTTTAATACCATTAACTCAACAAATTGTCACTACATTAAGAGAATTTACTGAAGCATTAAGCGACTTATCGCCTAAAACAAAAGAATTTATTGTAAAAATGGCTGGATGGGCTGCTGTTATTGGGCCTATAGTTATATTTGTATCATCCTTAGTTTCGGCTTTTGGGAAGCTACTACCTTTAATATCCAAAATTGGAAGAGGAATAGCAAAACATTTAGGAGTATGGGGAAAATTAGCTGTAGTTGTTTTAGCGACAGGTAAAGGAATTTACCAAATGATTACAGGGCAAAGGGAGCTTACTGATTTGGAAAAGAATTTATCTAAGGAAACCGAAGATCTTAATAAGGAATTAGAAACTGAAAATGATATCCTTGGTGATATAATAAAAAAACTTGATAAATTAACACCAGCAGTAAAACAATACTCTGATGCTATTTCAGATGATATAATTGAAACAGATTTTGTATGGGGAATGAGCTTAAAAGATGATGAACCAGAGGTTTTAGAGTGGATTCCAGAACTAACTCAAAAGCAAAAAGAATTAAATGCTGCCACTTCTTTATTTGGAGATGTAATGCAAAATGCAATGATGGATGCGGCAAATAGTCAAGAAGGTTTTTTTAAATCATTTATTGAAAACATAAAAAGGGCGGTAAAACAATTATTAATTCAATTAGCAGCCCTTACTGTTATAAATATAATGCTGGGTAATTGGAAGGGCATTAAAACAGGGGTTACAGCATTTCAAGCTGCTAAGAACTCTTTACTTGGATTAGCCAATGGAGGATTAGCAACAGGGCCTACAATGGCTCTTGTGGGCGAAGGAGCTGGCACATCAATTTCAAATCCAGAAGTGATTGCCCCACTTGACCAATTAAAAAACTATATGGGTGGAGATATGAGGGTAACAGGAAGATTAGTTGGAAATGACATATTTTTAAGTAATGAAAAAGCAGGAGTTAGTCGAAATAGATTTGTGTAATGGCATTTGAAAGAAGATATGAAAGTACATATTTTTCACTTAATGGAAGGAGCTACTATCTTGAAATAAGAGATCAAAATTGGGCCTCTGGAATTGGAGTTAAGCAAGCGGATTTAGGAGTTGGAGGATGTGCGATTCATTACGATATGGAAGGGGAGCAAAAATATTCTCCAATCATTGCATCCAAAATGGATATTCCATTTCTTGTAAAAGATGGAACGGATGCTATATTCATAAAAAACTTAATAGAAGATTATAATGAGGGAGATGTAGTAGTCGCATTATATCTTGGTACTTCTGCTACTTATGCCCCTGTATGGGCTGGTTATCTATTAATGGATTTAGGCGCACAACAAGATGTTAGCTACCCTTATGAAGTAAAAATAACTGCCACAGATGGACTTGCAAGATTAAAAGATATAGGATTTTGGAGTGATGAAGCTACCCAACTTACTTATGCTCATAAAGGACATGAAAGAATAACCTATTGGATTGGTCAAATCTTAAATAAACTTACACCGCCAGGAACTACACAAGGTATATCTCAGGATGCAATAATAAGGGCGGCTGTAAATTGGTATAATGAGAAGCATGATAACGCTGGAACTACTTTCGGGCCTTTGTATCAAACTCAGATAAAAATGGGGATGATGGAGGATAGGAATACTGCTGGGAATGATTCTGTAAGAAATTGTTATGATGTTTTAAAGGATTTATGCACTACTTTTGGGATGAGGTGCATTTATTGGAAACATAGCTTTTATTTTATTCAGTTGGATGGATATAATACAGCAGAAAGTGGAACATTAGTTAACCCCACTAATATAAACACAAGGGATTATAGTTTAGCCGATCCTCCTGTGCATACAGCAAGTAGAGATTATTTAGGAACAAGTTGGTGGACACGATATAATCAAAACATTGAAAACCAAACAACTCCTGGAAAGGGGATTCAAAAATTAGCTGGAACTACTTATCAAAACTATCCAATACTTAAAAGAGTAAGTGCGGATTTTATAACTGCAAATGACCAAAATTATTATAGAGGATTTCCAGAAAGTACCCCAGGGCCTAATGATACTGCAAGTGTAGGGGATATTGTTAAAGTTGTACAACAAAAAATGAATGATCCCCAAAGTGCTACAAAAATTCTTTTAAGAGTACCTTTAACATTTCAGCAAGATACATCAGTTGCAAGTTACAATCAAATTTATGATAATTATAGGGTAAAATTTTATTGCTATATAAAAGCTACTGTGCCTACATCAGCAACAGGTACAGGAACAGATCCTCAATACTTAAGATATAGTGGAGGCAGTTATTCTTGGACAACAACTTTGCCTACTTGGGGGCAGTTTATTCTATTACAAAGCCCATTACTAACTGCTGCTGATACAGGAGTACAGATTCTTACACCTTATAATAGTAATGGGGGGGAATTACCCCCTTTTACAGGGGTAACAGGAACTTGGGAATTTGAAATAATTTTACAAGCATATATGCAAAGCGGAGGATGGAAAGATCCTGTAAAAGTATATGCAGGGACTACTGGTACAAGTGCAAATGGAGAAGATTATAATATACATGGAGTAAAATGGGCAAATGCTTTAGCTCCTAATGCTGGGATTACATTTAGCAATATCAGCACCAATGCTGCGGGAGTAACTGCTCAAAGTTGGTTCGATCCTAATGGAAATCCTTTTTTAGGAGATTTATTTCTATTAAATTCATCTCTAAGTGTTGGCTCAATGGGTACAAAAGTAATTACTGAAACTAATGAGAATGATACTTCTCAACTCTTTTTAGGGCAAATGTTCTGGGGAGATAGCCCTATGGATTCAGATCCATCATCTATATTAGTGTGGGATGGTGCTGCTTGGGAATTTACCGACCCAACAGGAGAATGGGGAATAGGTACAATAACCCCAGCAAGCCCTGTAAGCTTAACAAAACTACTGATAAAAGAGTATTTGGATGGGCAAAGCTTCCATGTATATAAAATGAATGCAAGAATAACATTAAGTGTGCATAATAGATATGAAACTGATGCAAGTGGAACAAAGCCAAAATATGTAAATCCAATAGGAAGAATAAATGATGTAGATGGGAAAAGCTATATATTTTTAAGGGGTACATTTACAACAGGAGATGATACTTGGGATGGGGAATGGTTTAATATTGGTAGAGGAACGCCAACCCTTACAACTACTACTCAAAGCATTTATAGTTCAAATACACCAGCTACTACTTCCTCTTTACCTATGCCAGCCATAGGAGGAGGAAATGGAAATGCAGGAGCTAAATTAGGAGCACCATTAGGAATTACAACTACAAGTGCAAGAATCTCTGGCACTACTATTGTAACTAACGGGGAGTTTCAGAGTGATTCTGCTTGGACAAAAGGAACAGGAGTAACAATAGCAGATAACAAACTGCAATTTTCAGAAGTTGCTGATGGAATTGGAGCAACAAACTCTGCAACAGTAACAACAGGAAAAGAATACAAAGTAGATTACACTCTTTCTGGTTATAGTTCTGGAGGTGCTTATGTAAAATTAGGAAATACAGCAGGAACAACAAGAGAAGCAAATGGAACTTATAGTGAAAACATAACTCCACTAACCACTGATACTATTAAGATTTTAGCAGAAGGAGCATCAGTTTTTAATATTGATACTATTTCCATTGTAGAAAGAATAACATCAATACCTATATTAGATATTGGAGAAACTTTACTTGCAGATAATGATAGAATAACATTAGTAGATAGCAACTCTGGGCAAGTTTATGAATTAAGATTAAATGCTGCTCAAACAAGTGGACAAACCACTTTAACTATTGATGCTTATGATTTTACAGAAGATGTGGAAGCAGGAGCTTTTATCAGCATAGATTCTAAAAATCTTATTCAGCAGTACCAAAATAAAACAAGGGGAACAGTTGCAGGATTTACAGTAGGTTTAGATGGTATTACAAAAGGTGGTATTGAAATAACTGGTTGGCTGGATTCAGATACAATGGAGGGGGTGTCTGACTCCTCACTTCCAACTTCTGAAAGTGTTAAAGCGTATGTAGATAGTCAAGTTTCAACATCCGATACATTGCAGGAGGTAACGGATTACGGTAACACGACAACCAACGCCATCGACATAACTACCAGCAGTTCAAGTAGATTTATGACATTAGATGCCCCTACAAATGGGGGCTATCTAACCTTTGAGACAGATGGAACTGCCTATGCTGATATTGGATCAGAAAAGGGGATGACTCTTGCTGGAGCTGCTGATGATTTTTGTATTAACGCAAGAGGAGAAAGAGAAATATTATTTAGAACCGCAAGTGCAGAAAGAATGCGTATCACATCAGCTGGGGATGTTGGTATTGGAACGACTGCGCCTGGGGCAAAATTTCATGTAGGAACTGGCTCTGGTGCAACTGTTGATACTGGTTATCAAATAGTAGCTGATAGTGCGGGTATTGCTGGAGTTCAAATATTAGCAGCAAACGACCAATCAAGCAGAGTAATTTTTGGGGATGCTGATGATAATGATGTTGGAATGATTAGCTATCAACATACTGATAATAGTATGATTTTTAAAACTAATGGTTCAGGGAATGAAAGAATGCGTATCACATCAGATGGTAAAGTTGGAATAGGCACGAGTTCGCCTAGCTCTCCATTAACTGTTACAGGTCGAGTGGATTTCCAAAATGACTTAAGATTAAGAGGAACAGATAGTGCCTCAAATCAAGGCGTAACAAGATTTTATGTAGATAGCAATAATAAGTTTTACATTGACACTGCCAATGATGGAAGTAATTTATTTGTAATTGATTCATCTGGAAATGTCGGAATAGGAACGACTGCTCCAAGTAATAAATTGCATGTTGTAAGTGATGATAGTAGTGCAGATGCTTTAATTAAAATTGAACAAGATGGAACTGGCGACGCTACAATTGACTATCTTTTAACCGATACAAATCTGTGGAGAGTTG